TCCCAAATCCAGGACTTGTGCAAATTATTATTACTGTCTTCTATGACCACATAGTTTGTTCCTCTTCTTAATACTTTTCCTTTGATATCAAGATTGACATTCTCTACAATATCACCTTGATTAAATAACATCTCTCTGATATACATATCTCTAATTTGTTTTTGTTCAAACTGTTCTAGACTTGCTATTGGTCTATAGTTTGCGTGACCCATACCTGTTGTATATGAAGCTGCTAAATTCATACCTTTTCTAACATCTTTAAATAACTTTTCAACACCTCTAAAATTAGGTAAACCTTTTTCAAATGTTTCTAAATCATTATCTTGTGCGGCTGCCCTCATCTTACTTGCTGACATACCTGAGGCACCTTCTGCATCTGGGTCTCTTTCACCAGCAGATATAACTTCTATGCTATCAAAATTATAGTAACCGTGTCTACTCTTAACATCATTGTATGTTGTAAATAGTTTTTTAAATTCTTGAACTCTGTCACTACCTGCTACCATTTTTAAATGTGTAAATCCTTCATCATACATTTCTGTAATCATATTGATAATTACATTACTTGAAGGTATCATAATTTGATTACTGTATCTAGGAAATATACTTTTCATATAGTTTAACTTCTGTCTAGGTTCTAAAGGGTTCTTTTTAGGGTCTTGACTTTGACTAATTAAAATTCTCATCTCATCTGCTTTTACAGATGCTAATTTTTTTATTAGTTTCTCGTGACCTATTGTTGGTGGATTAAATCTACCAAAAGTAAATGCTATGGTTTTACCTGTTGCCTCATTTATCTTTGACTCTACTTTATATTTTGTATGTAAATCACCACCATCTACAAGTTTGTTTATGTAAGCAACAACAGAATTTAAATTTAATCCATACTTTCTAGAATATGGGTATGTCAATGTCATCAGTTCTGTTGATTTTTTTACTGCTTTATCTTTGTCAACTAATTTTTTATATTTACCAATTATATCATCCATTATCTTCTTGAACTTTATATTTCTTTGTGCAAATTTTATTAAACCTGTCGGGTCAAGTAAACCACCTTTTATAGCTGCTGGTATCTCTTTTAAAAGGTCAGAACTTTCTTTTTGCATTTTAACATAACGTTTCTTTTCTAACATTAAGTTTAGAACGTTTTTTGGTAAATTATCTTTACTAACAGTTTCATCAACTAGAGAATAGATAATATCATTTATCTCTTCTATTTTTTGTTGCAGTTCTAACTGTTCTTCGTTAAGTATGTCCTTAATACTCATTCTATCCCCTTTAGTATCTCTCTTCTTTGCTCTTCTATTTCTTGTCTTTGTAGTTCTATTTGTTCTCTTTGTTCTTCAACAGTTACAGGTGCAAAACCACCTTTATGTTTTTTCTTATACTCTTCAAAGTTAATTACGTTATCTGTCATACCTGTTTCTTTCTTTTTAACTCTAACTCGTGTGCTACCCATTTTTTAGCAGTATAATTTTCAATTGGTCTTCTCATATACTCTGCAACTACTTTAGAAACTCTGTTTAATGTCTGTGTCACCAATTCTTGTGCAGATTTATTGTTATCAACCACTATGAAATTATTACCACCAAAAACTCTTTGAAGATGTCCTATGTTTGCTTGACAACTTTTCCAAGATTGTATTGTTATATATTCTGGTACACTTCTTTCTCTTTGTGAATTTCTCTCTAGTGCAACATCTAAACTTGTGTTAACAAATATCATATAACAATCATAACCTAAATGCTCAAAAGTGTTTTTTAAACTTGTAATCTTATCTAATTTATCTGCCGTGCCATCAATGATTATACCTAATCTACCATTTAATGACAAATCTAACATTTTATTAGTGGTTGCTTTTGCTCTTGCTCTTACCATATCTCTAACTTCTTCTTCACTATCAGGCATCTTTAATGATAGACCTGCTTTTTTCATTGCGTTTTCAAATGCTCTATCTGAATTTATTACTCTAAGTCCTGTGCCGGCAAATGCTTGTGAAGTAACAAATGTTTTACCTGAACCAGGTCCACCTGCTAAAAAGAATGCTTTGAATATACCTTTGTCATACACGCCCTCGTGTAAATCAATTTTTTTTATTAACTCTTTAAATTTCATCCCTTCACCCAATCTTTTGCTATTGTAAAGTTTGCTTTACTAAACTCTAATCTATCAACTAACTTAACTGCCCCTTTACTAGATAGTGCTACAAAACCTTCAGGTGCAGTAACTTTAAAACCACTATCTGTTTTAATAAAAGAACCTATACTCTGTATTTGATTCATCTTTTGTAATAAAAATATCTTTGCTCTTTGTAAACTAATATGACTTGCTATTGCCATATAGATTGCTGATTGATTACTCTTTATAAACTGTCTACCACCTTCTAATGCTACTTTAAACTTCTCTTGACCTGCTGGTGTTTTTCTTTTATCTACCTCACCTTGTAGTGAGTTTTCAAAATACTCTTTGAACATATCAACTAAAGTTTTTACTTTATCAAAACTATCACCTTGATGTTGTCTAATATAATAGTTGAAAAATACTTTTAATCTATATGCAACAGATAATGGGTCAGTTGCTTTTTCTTGTAACATATCTAAGACAGTTTTACCTTTATTTAATGAACCTTGTGCCATTTTAATTATATTGTCAAATGTTTTTAATTCACTGTCTGTAAAGTTTGAAGAACCTGATGTATCACTGAACTTAGCACTTGCCATAAAAACTTTACCTGAAGTGCCTGATTGTGAATAACCAAAGTTTGCCTGTAAGTCTTCCATCTTTTTACCAGTATAACTTGTGTGAAATACAATACCCATATTAGATTTTAAAATATCTTTACCCATTGCTGAGTCTTTTGGTACTGCGTATGTGATTGTGTTTGGTGTAAAGATAATCATTTCTTGACCATCTATCCTTGCACTTTTCAAATCAGATTTTGTATATAATAAATCACCTTGTAGTATGATGTTAGTTCTAAAAACTCTTTTTAGTTCATTAAATGATACTATTAACTTATCAACCACACCACCTGTGTGATTGTTTCTAATGTCTGATATTGAATAGTTTATTTTAGGATTTTTATTGAATATAGATTTTGTACCTACAAAGAACCTACCATTTTCTGGATTTCTACCTGCAAATACAGCTGGTGCACCGTCCCATTTAACAGTTATATTAACACTGCTCTTTGAGTCACCAACTAACATATCTCTAATTGAGTTTAAAAAGGCAACTGCCTCTGCTCCACCAGAAGAACCTTTGTCTATGATAGCATCTTCTAGGTGTTCTAGATGTAAATTCTTACTACTTGTAGTAAATGTTTTAAAGTCAAGCATACTTTCCTCATCTGTCCCATAAGCAAAATCACCTTCCCATTTAATAAATCAAGTACAAGTATTTATAAGTTTTCAACACCAAAAGTATCATTTTTACTATCTTCACTACAATATTTGTGACAAACCCAAGGTGCCTTTTTAGGTTCATCTGCTAATAATTTGTAAAATTCTATCCACTCTTTAGACTGTGTAATATCTTTTATTGATTTATTGTTTGATATTTTAAACTTTTCTTGATAAAAAATAGTATTGTTATCATTCATCCAACAACAAGGTGTTATATAACCCTCTGCTGAATGTCCTAAACACTGAACGTTACCATTCTTATCTTTTGTTATACACTTAGGTTTAAGCACAATACTTCTCACTAGGTTTTAACTTTTCTAACCCACCAAACCATCTACTAGAAAGTGATAATTTAAATTTTATATCATTGTCTATCGCCATATTTTTAGCAGTATCTATATCATTTTCGTTATAATTAAAAACAATATATTGCCATACAATATTAACATTCATTTTAGAACCTAATTTCATCATCTCAAATAGGTGTTCACCATCTTGATTAACTCTGTGTATATGACTATCTTTTGGTAACCCATCTAACCCAAAAATCCAAGTTGTGTTTTTACCTGAAACAGAAAATGCCTCTTCATAAAATTCTTTCTTTTTATGTGATGCAGAAGTGTGAATATCTAATTTATGCATCTGTAATAAAAAAACAAAATGAATAAAATCAGGATGAAAAATAGGGTCAGATTGATACCCACAGAACTCTATATATGAAAACGTTTTACTTATCTTAACTAAATCATCTGTTGATATGTCTTTGTATAATTTTTTATCATACCAATCTGCTTGTCTAGGACAAGTCATACACTGTAACGTGCATTTGTTTGTAATATCTAAATTTATAGGTTTTGAGTAAAATTTATCATCTAGAGTAGGTATATACATTACTTTCTAATGCTCAAAAAATCTGGTACACCACCGTTTATTGCCCATACTTGGTTTTTATTTTGAAAATCTACTATCTGTTTAGCATCTTCTTCAAAAAAGTATTCACCAATTAGAACGTTAGTAGGTCTTTCTATGACCTGCCAGAACATTTTACCACCTCTTTTACGAAGTCTTTTTGAGTATCTTAATTTAATCATAATTTAAAGTCACTAAATTTATCATAGGCGTCCTCTGTTTTATTAATGTTACTATCTACTAATGTTTGTGCAGAACCCTCTACATCATACAATCTCATTTTTGCTCTATCAACACCAATGACAAATGTTTTATTCACACTAGGGTCATTGTATCTGTTTTTTAACTGTTTGACTTTCATTTGACCTAAAGCTTCTAACTCATCATTACTCATCAATGCGAACATAAAATCCGCAGTAGCAGGAAGTCCGAAACTTTCTGATGTATCTTCTAGACCAATATCAGTAGATACAAAACCACTTCTTGTTGTTTGTGTTGCACTAAAGATTGGTACTTTAAATTCAACTGCTAAACCTCTTAACTCTTCAGCAATTGCTTTGATATAAAAATAAGATGATATATTACCACCTTTAAATCTACTACTAGAACATATATTTAAATAATCTATGAACACAACTTCAGGTATAAAATCTTTCTTTAATGATAGTTCATTTATTAATGCTCTAAAATGACCTGAATGTGCAGACGCAGTCGGATATTCTTTGATGATTAATTTACCAGTTGTCTTTGTATTTAACTTTTTAATTTTGTCATCATACAATTGTTTTGGTGCAGTATGTAAATCATCAACTGTTAAATCTAATAAGTTAGCATCTATTCTTTCAGCAATCTTTTCTTCTGCCATCTCTAATGTAATATACAATACATTATAACCTTGTGTCAAATATGATGATGCACAATGACACATAAACAAACTTTTACCAACACCTGTGCCGGCAAGTGCAACATTTAAAGTTTTAGCAGGAACACCACCTTTAGTAATCTTGTTAAAATAATTTAAATCAAATTGATACTTCTTCTCTTTTGTATGATACCATTCAAATCTTCTATCAGCATCACCAATATAATCGTGACCAATATGACTATCAAATGAAACTGCAAGTGCCTCTGATAAAATAGAAGGTATTGCCTCTGGTGTTCTCTTCTTATCTTTGTTATCAAGTATTTTAATACCATCTAAGACTGCATTATGAACTGCTCTATCTTTACAAAACTGTTCTGTGGTATCTAATAACCATTGCAAATCTACTTCTTCATTTCTAAAACCATTGACAAGATTTTCTACAGACTTACATTCATCTTCATTGATATCTTTTCTTTTACCAACTTCAATGAGTATTGCCTCTTTTGTAGGACTGTTCTTATATTTTACAATAAACTTTTCTACTTCTTCAAATAGTATTCTTTCATCTCTACTTGTAAAGTAATCTGGTTTAATAAAAGGTGTTACCTTTCTTGTAAAGTCTTCATTGAAAAATAAGTTTCTTAATATTGTTAGCTCTACTCTTTCACTCATAACGCACCTACATAATGTAAATAAGAACCTAAAATATACTTTGGTTCTTTTATTGGTTTCTCAGCATAATGTCTATGTGTCCATAAAGGTGGAAACATTAACACTCTACCTGTTTTTGGTTTTACTTTTATATCATAATCAGGAAAACAAGTCAACCCTTTTTCATTGTCATTTAAATAAACAAAGAATACTAAAAATCTTTTAGCAGTAGGATAATCTTCTACATCAACGTGTAATTTAAATTCATCTTTGTCGTTAGGCATATATTTTTTAATTCTTAGTTGCTCATAAGCATAGTCATCTGGAAACTGATTTATATTAAACTTTATTTTATACTCTTCTATCAACGGCATAAAACAATTTCTCATCATATAATCAACGTATGGTTTGCCATTTTCAGACTGATTAAGATTTAGTTGTGTAAATCTCATATTATTATTTTCTACTAATTCTTTATTATTAGTTTTCTCATAATACTCTATGATATCTTCACAGAACGTTTTATCTAAAACATCATCAAAATAGGTAATATAATTATTCGTCAAACTTTAATGTCCCATTGTCTAATTGATATTGAACCACCTCTAGTAAAATATCACCAATATAATTTTGAAACTCTATTGTATCTACCTTTACTTGATTAGGGTTTACTAAAACATCATAATCAAACTTTAAAGGTATCTCATCATTCTCATTTGGTTCAGGTGCAAACTTTATGTGGTTGTGTTTATACACAACATCTTTATATTCACCACTTAGCAGTTGAATACAAGCAAAGTCTTCATCTGTTTTCTGTACAAACTTATAAGTTTTATTCAGTCCCGTAAGTGAACTTGTCTTTTGCGTAGTCATCTATTTTATCCAATACCTCTTTTGTAAAATGTTTTTCTGGTTCATTTAGTATTTGTTTACCATATAGTTTTGCACCACTTGGTAATTCATATCTTGTTGATACTTTTTTAAATATACCTGCCTCTTCAGCAAGTTCTAATAAACCATAATGTTTGTCAAGACCTTTAGTGTAAGTTAATCTAACATCAATCATTGCATTTTCTTTTGTAATTCTTGACTTGTAATTTTTACAATGAATAATATTACCTACAACTTCAGAACCTTCTTTTTCTTTTTTCTTACCTAGATATACGATAGATGAGGCGGCATATTTCAGACCTGAACCACCACCCATTTCTTTTTGTGGGAACATTGAACCAATAACATCATAAGTATGATTAGTCATTATCATAGGTATGTTTGCTTTACCTAATTTCAATGTTAAAACTCTAAATGCCGATTTAACAATTTGACTTCTAGTCATATCTCTTGTTTCTTTACCGGCGGCAGTATCTTCCATTTCTTTTGTGGTAGATAACATACCTAAACTATCTAACACAAACATAATTGGTTGTCTTTTATCTTCAGGTTGTGCAAGATACTTGTCTATAATTTGTATTGCTTGTGTTCTAAATTCTTGTACTGTTGCGACAGGATAAACAACAACTCTTTTACTATCTACACCTCTGCTTTCAATTAAACTTTTTGATATAGCATTCTCAGATTCAAAGTAAATTATACCTGCATTAGGTGATGTATCTAAAAAGTTCTTACAGATACCTAATGCAAAAAATGTTTTACCAGTTGCAGCTTCACCAGCAATTGCAGTAATACGATTAGCAGGTAATCCACCATAGATTGAACCTGATAATAACGCATTAAAAGAATATGAACCTGTGTCTATAAATGATGTTACATCTCCACCGGCAATACCATCACTTGCCAAACTTGCATAATCATTACCAACATCTTTTACAATTTCTTTCAAAAAATCATTCATTTAAACTCCTATTGTATTTTCAAAATCACGCCAATGTTTTCTCATTGCTTTATATTTAGGGTCTTTGGCAACTGTATCTCTGTACACTTTAAAGATGTTTGCCGATTGTGCTTTCTTACTTGTTGCCCAATCTTTTTCCTGTGGTCTTATATTACCTTCTGCATCATACTTTTTACCGTCTTTATGATTAGCATATCTTCTTGCTCTTGTAAATCCCATTTCTAAAAACTTACGACACATATCCATACCTACAAAATCATTCTTTGCTTTGTAATCAGCATACATTTCATAAATCTTCTGTGCAGATTTTCTTGCTATAGAAGGCACTTTAAATTTCCAGTGTTTACATATATCGTCTGTATATGGTCTTACTAATAAAACACCTTGTTCACCTCTACCTATACGATATAGTTTTCTAATTTCTTTGTTACTAAAATCTAGTTCTTTGTATGGTAGTTTATAATCAAATTCTTTCATAGTTGTTATATTAATATAAAGTCGCCTTTCTGGCAAGTCTAAAATAATCAAAGTCTTTATCTTTTGTAAAGCACCAAATATTTTCTATATAAAAACTTTCACTAAACTGTTTCTTCTCTTGCTCATCTTTAAATAATTTATTTGATTTAGGTCTTCTCGATATTCTCATACCAATCTGTCCAGTAAAATAATCTTTTAACGAATCAACTAACTCATCACAACTTCTGTATCTAATATTTTTAACTTTTGGGTCCATAATATTTACAAGCATATGACCTTTGTCACTTAAACTATTGAATGTATTTTTAGCAACAGGTAAAAAGAAATCGTTTGCCCATCCAGAGTAGTTTTTGTATTTGAACCAAGATTGGTCTTCCTGGTATTTACCGTTTTTATTATATTCTTCTGTAGAAAAATATGGTGGACTAGTAAACGCACAATCAATATCTTTAATTTTATGCCAAGGCAAATCTTCTGCACCACATCTATATATCTTTACCTTTTTAGGTTTAGGTAGAAATGAATTATAGGTTTCTATCTGTTTCATATATCTTTCGTAGGTATTTGGATTAGGGTCACAACCAATATATTCTTCCGCATCTGATGTAAAGAAACCTGCTAGTCTATCACCCCAACCACAACTAGTATCTAATACCTTTTTAGCATTGGTCATTTGATATATTGTTTTTGCTACGTTTGGTTTAAACTGTGTTGCTACATAAGTTTGTAATCTGATGGCAGATATATAAGTATCTTCTATCAAATTTTTTTTCTTATTGATGCCTCTCCATACTGGACCTAATATTCTCCATATGTCTTTTGCATCACCATTATTCCACACATCTAACGGAGCTTTAAATCCGTATGATGAGCAGTTAAGTCTTAAATCTCTATGAAAGTAGTTTGATATATCATTATAGTTGTGAGAACAACTAATAATACCTAAACCATATTTGTCAAATGGGTATTTGTAATCATCATACTTTTCTGCTACTAATTTTTTTAAGTCTTCTTTTGGTGTAAGATAATCCCAAATATCCTTTTCTTTCAATGAGGTAAATAATTTAGAGATATCATCTAGTGATATCTTTTTAAAAGGATATTTGGGTCTGTTGTTAGCAATATATTCTGCTAAATCTAATCTAAATTGCTCTTTACCAATACTGTTGGTCATCTCTACAAAGGACTCTGTATCCATTATAGGTAGACCATCATCATTGGCATACTTTTTAAATATTTCCGTCTCCATAAAAAAAGGCAGTTTTTTCTTTTAGAGTCTAAAAACTGCCAAAAACATTACTCGCAAGTTAAGTTTTTTAGGTCGGTGGTAAAACTAGGGGCAACCCCTTAAACTCCACTTCTATATATGATTGATTCGAGGGTCGTAATAACAGAAAGGAAAATGTTTATCGAATCAATCATATTATTATAGTACCATATTATACTTCAAATGGCAACTAATTACTGTATGCGAACTTAGTTCCAAGAACTTCTCTCACACCTGCAGCTACAATGCTATCAAATGTTACATTGGTCATAGAACCAATCTTGGCAACACCTGCTTTTAACATAGCACCTGTTGGTTTACCTATTCTATAGAAAGTGTTACCTCTCTTGTCCTTGTTAGCATAAACACAAACACCATCTCTTCTGATAGTATCAATCATTGCTCTTGGTGACTTTAGACCATAAGTTGTCTTCAGTTGTTTCCAAGTAACACTGCTACCACGGTTTAAGATGTTCATAATCTTTGCTTTTTTGCTTAGTTTTCTATACATAATATCTCCATATTGTTAATTAACGAATCAATACACTTACTATATACTAGTTTTTAGTATATGTCAAGTCTAAAATTGTTTAGTGTTTCATAAATTAGTTTATTGCCTTCACCGTTAGGGTGAGCATCAATATTAAAGGTCCAATCACAATCATCAGAATAACGATATCTTTCTTTATTAACTATTAAATCTTCATAATTCTTTTGTTCTAACATAATTTCTTGCATATTTGTGCCACCTAATTTAGATAAACCAGGAAACCCGAAAAAGTTATCTGTATTAATGTGATTCATCAACTTGTTATTGATGTACTCTTTTAAATAGTAATTTTCTTTACCAATCTTTTCAAAATAAAGGGTTCTAGTCATAGGGAAAACAGTAAAGAATTGTATTAAATTAATACCTTTACTTTTACACAAATTATCAATAGTAATACTATAGTTCAAAAAATTATCTATTTGTCTTTCTATAGAGAATAAATCATCTTCTCTAAATAAAGGAACGTATCTATCATTAAAGTCTAAATTTATAGGATATTGGACTTTTGCCTTATCAAATAAATCACTAGTAATTTGTAAATGTAAATAATTTAAATTATGTACCCACGTCATATCATTAGGCCACGGCAAATCTATTCTATCAAAAGATGACCAACCTAATATCAGAGTATCAATGTCTTTATTTGTATTTAAAGCGTATAAAGTATTATCAAATATCTGTTGATTGCCAGCACCAGAACGTGATAAGTTTAATACTTCTAAATTTAAATCATCTGCAAAATGTTGAAACCAGTATTTGTAAAGTTTTGTTTTAAAAATATAAGGTCTAACTTTTATTGCATTAGGGTATCTTCTCTGTTCTTCAATATAGTATGTGCAAAAACTATCACCAACGATTAATAATTTACCAGACATTTACAGGATACCCCACTTTTTTAAATGTTTAGTATTTTTTAATGTATCGAATATGAGTTTGTTTGCTTTTTCGTTAGGGTGAACATCAACAATGTAATGTTTTCTTTCATCATTAGGCATATAATCGGAACATAACACATATTCTTTCCAGTGTTTATTATCAAACACGCCATATGGGTCACCATATAATTCATATAAACAAGCTCCGCCTAGTAGTCCAGTGCCAGGATATCCCCAAAAACTATCAATCCCATCAAATTTATTAATTAAATATTTCAAAACACGGTTCTTACTAGGTAAGTCTTTAACTTCATATCCCTCTAGATAGGGTTCAACTGTAAAGAGTTGTAACAACTTTATGTTCTTATGTTGACATAGTAACTCAACTGTTTTAGAATAGTTTATAAATTTATCTACCATTTTAAAAATATTAAAAAACTTATCTTTTCTAAAATTATCAATATAATGTTTATATTTGTTGTTACTAGACATCATAGTAGATAAGTTCAAATGTACATTGTCAAATTGATGCACTTCTGCGTATGGTATGTCTACTCTATCGAAACTAGACCAACCTATAATTGCATACTCAATATCTTCATTATTGATTAGTGAGTATATTGTGTTATCAAATATTTGTTGATTTCCGGAACCACAATAAGATTTGTTTATAATCTTTACTTTTAATGACTCAGCAATATACTCAAACCAGTATTTGTAAGTTGGCACCTGCCAAATATAGTTCATATATTCTGGTCTTTCTCTAAAACTTTTTTGCACTTGTAAATATCTTGTGCAGAAACTATCACCCACAACTAATAATTTACCAGACATTCACATTATACCTTTTCATAAATGCATCTGCATCTTTTTCTGTATTGACCATAGGTTTACCTTTTATATTTAAAGATGTATTTAATAACATTGGTACACCTGTCTTTTCATAAAACTCTTCAAGTATAGGTCTTATAACTGACTTACAATCTTTTTCTACGACTTGAACTCTTGCAGTACCATCAACGTGTGTTACTGATTTGTAATCGTGTTTTGCATTTGCGACAAACTGCATATAACGATTCATTGGACCCTCAAAATACTCATCTGCAAACTCTTCTAATATTGCAGGTGCAAATGGTCTAAACTTTTCTCTTTTCTTAATTTCATTTACTGTATCTTTGATATCGTATCTAGGGTCACCTAATAATGAACGATTACCTAATGCTCTAGGTCCAAACTCTGCTTTACCATTTGCGACACCTACTATTTTATTTTCTAATATATCATCTACAACTTCTTTAGGATTTATATGTCTATCAATATCATAACCAAGATACGGATGTTTCCAATTAATCTTACCTTGTTTTAATGCTGATGCACCTAATGAACTACCTGCATCTCCTGGTGATGGCATTATCCAGATATTCTTACCTTTGATTTTACTATTAGCAACACAATTTAATGCACACCCACCCATAAGTATTAAGTTCTTTTTAGGACACATCTTTACTAACTTCAATAATTCATCTTCATATAATTTTTGTATAGAGGCTGCAATATCTTCAGGACTACCCTCTAATGTTTTTATACCTCTATGATTATTTTCATATAAGAGATACTCATAATTATATCTTGG